TGCTTTAGATGGAGCAAATGTGCAGGAGAAGTATACGGTCGTGGCCCACTAATGAACGCTCTTAGTGCAATTAAGACTACTAACCTTACTATTGAACTTATCTTAGAGAACGCACAAATGTCTATCTCTGGTATTTATCAGATGGAAGATGATGGTGTAGTTAACGTAGATACTATCCAGCTAGTCCCAGGCTCTATCATACCGAAGGGCATAGGCTCTGCTGGTTTACAGCCAATACAAGCGGCAGGGAACTTTGATGTTGCTCAACTTGTTCTCAGTGACATGCGTTTAAATATTAAACGTGCATTATACAACGACATGTTAGGCAATCCTGACAGAACACCAGCTTCAGCAACCGAAGTTGCAGAGAGAATGGCTGACTTATCGCGTAGAATGGGGTCTGCATTTGGTAGATTGCAGGCAGAATTAGTACAACCTGTGCTACAAAGGCTAATATATATCCTTAAAAAACAGGGTAGAATAGAAATTCCTGTAGTAAATGGTAGAGAAGTTAAGGTAAAATCTGTATCTCCACTAGCGCAAGCCCAAGCAAACCAAGATATTAGTTCTGTATCTAGGTTCTTAGAGCTGGTTGGTGGTGTGTTTGGCCCAGAGATGTTAAATGTTTTAATTGATAGCGAAGAGACAGCAGTACATTTAGCTAAGAAGTTTGGAGTTCCTGATAAATTAATAAGGGATGAAGACCAGCGTAAACAAATTGCAGAGGCTGCGGCACAGATGGCACAAATGCAACAGATGCAAGGCCAGCCTCAAGGTCAACCAGAAGAACAGGAGCAAATGATTGCCCAGTAAAGTTAATATTGGAGTCGATGGTTTTCAAAGAGATACCAATACAGATACACAGATAAGTAAAAATATAGCTTCCTTGCTAGAGTCTCCCACTGGCAAGGAAGTGTTAAAGTATTTACGCTCTATAACAATAGAGATGGTAAATGGCCCGAATGTTACAACAGAGGAATTGCGTCATTTGGAAGGTCAGAGATATATAGTTGGTCTTCTTGAAAGGCGCGTACAACATGCACATAGGAAAAAATCATGAATGAAACATTATTAGATACATCAACTGAGGAAGTTGCAGATACAGTAGAGGCTGTTGAAACAGTAGAAACACCTGACCGTCCAGAATGGCTACCAGAAAAATACAATACTGGTGAGGACTTAGCTAAAGCATATAAAGAGTTAGAGTCTAAGCTAGGTTCTAAGGATGAGAGCCTTAGAAAAGAAATAGAAGAAGAGTTTAACAAGACTAAGTATGAGAATCGTCCAGAAAACAAAGGTGATTACACATTACCTGATGGAATAGACGAAGGTGAAGCTATTGAAAGTGAGTTGTTACAGTGGTGGTCTGAACATTCATTTGATAATGGCTACGGTCAGGATGTATTTTCAGCTGGTATTGAGAAATATATGAACGCTGTTAACGAAGGTTCAGTTAATCTTGATGACGAAATGATTAAACTAGGAGACCAAGCATTAGACAGAACTAATGCAGCTAGTGCATTTGCTAATAAGTTTTTTCCTCAAGAAGTAATGCCAGCAATAGAACGTATGGCAGAGACCCATGAAGGGATTGTTGCCCTAGAACATATTATGGAAAACATGAAGGGGCCGTCATTAAACTCTGGTTCAGATGGAGTTGATAAAGTTAACGAGTCTGATTTAAGAAATATGATGCTTGACCCTAGATACCATAACACAAAAGAACGTGACCCTGCTTACGTTAAGACTATAGACGATGGCTTTAAGAAACTTTATGGCTGATTACATTATGAAGCAGGGGCTGCTAACTCTAGTTCCTGCCCATATGAAGCATGTTATTCCCCTATCAGAAACGCTTAGTGAAGAAAACAGGTTTGAATTATCTTTGTTTAACAGAGAACCTTTAGATTTTTTTATGGAATTTGTTAGAAAAAAGAATGTTTATGTAATTGAGAAAGCAGATAAGCCATTAGGTATTGTAGGCGTAGAGCCTGACGGCTATCAAACTGGGCTAATGTGGGCAATGTTTGCAGAAGATATGCAGAAAAGTTGGTTTAGTTTTTTAAAAGCATCTCCAACTCTAGTAGAATTTTTGCATGGAAACTATTACAGGCTTAATATGAACATCTTGGAGAGCAATGAGCGCATAATACAGTGGGCAATTTGGCTAGGATTCGAGATTGATATTGTAATTGATGGAGAAAATATTAATTATGTTCATTTTGTGCGTTGCAATTTGTCTAAAAAAAATGTTTATAATTTAGAATCACGGCCTGTGATGCATTGAGTAGCCCTTTTTGGATACCTACGGTGACTATGTGAAGCAGACACCCACGATATAAATAATTGTGCAACTTAATGAAAGGTAGCTGTAATGGCAAACTCAATAGACACAGCCTTCATCAAGCAGTTCGAGTCCGATGTGCATCTTGCATATCAACGTATGGGTTCTAAACTGCGTAACACTGTTAGAACTACCAATGTTAGTGGTAGTGTAGCACGTTTCCAGAAAATGGCGGCTGGTGAAGCATCGACTAAATCTCGTAACGGCATGGTAACACCAATGGATTTGGTGCATACAACCGTTGAAGCAACAATGGCTGACTACTATGCCTCTGAATATATTGATAAACTCGACGAGTTAAAAATCAATATTAATGAGCGTCAAGCAGTAGCTCAATCTGCAGCTGCGGCCCTTGGTCGTAAGACAGATGCTCTAATTGTTGCGGCTCTAGATGCTGGCGCAAGCTCTACTCAAATACATGATACAAGTTCTGCTGTTGAAGTAGCTGACTTACTATCATTGTTTGAAACAATGGGTGCGGCAGAAGTTCCAGAAGACAACCAAAGATACCTTGCTATGCATCCTAAAGGATTTGCAGACCTGTTCTTAATTACAGCGTTTGCATCATCTGACTTTGTTGGTGAGCAAAATCTTCCGTTTGCTGGTGGAATGACAATGAAGAATTTCTTAGGATTTAATATCTTCTCAACAGCGGCAATAGCTGGTGGTAAAAGTATGGCATACCATACTAGTGCTATTGGTCTTGGTATCAATGCTGATGTTGCTACAGAGGTAAATTATATTCCTGAAAAAGCTTCTCATCTTACCACTTCAATGATGTCCATGGGTGCTGTCGCAATAGACGACAATGGTATCTATGAGCTTCTAGACAATAACTAATAAAGAAAGGACTTTATAATGGCTTATGCAGCAGCAGGATTACACCTGATTGGCGGTGGAAGTGGTTGTCGTATGTGGGCTTATAGAACCGCAGACGCAATTGCAGCCGTAAACTCAGCTGGTTATTTTAATAACGCACACAACATGTTAAATGTTCGGGACATAATTTGTGTCCAAGACACTAACGTGCCTCTCACAGCTTGGGTAAATGTGCTAACTATTACAAGCGCTGGTGTCGTCGATGTCTCAGATGGGACTGTCGTCGTAGAAACAGATTCTGATTAATAACTAAAAGGATGGGGGGTGTAAAAGCCCCCCAACTAATTATATGGCAACACCAGCAAATTCATCGATAGATGTATGTTCAAGGGCTTTAATCCTAATCGGTGCAGAGCCTATAACTTCATTTGAAGACTCTACTAATGAGGCACTTGTTGCTTCTAATATGTATGAGGACATAGCAAGGGCGGCATTAACTAATTGTCGATGGCGTTTTGCAACAGAGCAAGCAGTATTAGGTTTATTATCCGATGCTCCAACAGGACGCTTTGATGCAGCATATCAATTACCATCTAATTTAATAATGTTACATTCAGTTACTGTTAATGACATTCCAATAATATATCAAACATATGGGGATAAAGTATTCTGTGACTCAAGTAGCACTGAGACTTTAATTGCTGATTATACATTTAGAGCAACAGAAGTAGACTGGCCTTCTTATTTTACAATAGCTGTAGAGTATACTTTAGCTAGTATGTTTGCAGTATCTATTGCTAGAGATGTGCAAATGGCAGGAATGATGGAAGACAAAGCCGCAGTGTCTATGGCAAAAGCTAGAGCTAGTGATGCTCAACAGCAAACAAATAGGAAATTTAATACCAATAGGTATATTAGTCAAAGGCGTAGCTAATGCGAAAGGTTCGAGTACCTGTTAACAATTTCCAATTTGGGGAAATTAGTCCATCGGCTATATCAAGAACTGATTCTTCAGTATATGCAGCTTCGGCTCAACGTGTAGAAAACTTTCTTCTTAGAAGTGAGGGCGGTGTAATTAAACGTGCTGGCACTGAAAAGATATACGAGTACGATATTACTGTAGAGCAGACATCATTTACAATTACAGTAGCTGATTATGCAAACATTGCAGTTGGTAGTCAAATAAAGTTTTTTACACATGACGGAACATTAATTACTTTAGAATCTCAAGCTGTTGGTGCTGGTACTCCTTCTGCTGCATCTAATAACATTCATTATTACAAACCTAATACATCTAATAATGTAACGGCAGACCTTATTTTTGCGGCTGTTAATGCTATATCAGGATTTACAGTAGCTAATCCAGCTGCGGCAGTAGTTACTGTTAAACGAGATAGGCCACAATCAGCAGATTATTTAACAGTAACAACATCAGACAGTACACGATTAGCTGTAATAGATTTCACTGGAGGAGCTGATATACAAAGTAGGTTAGTTCCATTTATATTCTCAGATGATTTCCAATATATTGTATCTATAGAAAATGCTAAGTTGAGAGTGTTTAGGGTAGTTCAATCAACAGGTGTAACTAGTTTAGCAGCTACATTAACGGCTGATGCATCTAGTAATGCAATTCCATTTGATGATGAATACTTACATCAGTATTCATTTGCTCAAAGCGGTAACACTATGTGGATATGTCATACTTCTTTTTCTCCACGTTTGTTAATAAGAACCAGCGCAACTGCGTTTCAAATAGAAGTAAAAACATTTGATACATTAACTTCTGGCTCTACTGTTACTGATACATTCCAACCTTATTATCCTTTTCAAGATACTGGTGTGACGTTAGCTGTTAATGCGACAGCTGCTGGTGCGGGTAAGACCTTAACAACTAGTGCCGCTTATTTTGTATCAGGTCACGTTGGCACACGTGTAAAGTATGGTAATTCAGAAATACTTATCACAGCAGTAACTAATGGAACTACTGCTACAGGAACAATATTAAAAGTATTACAACAAACTTTAATTAATAACGCATTTAGAACTGCGTCTGGTAGTGCAGTAGTAGAGGTAACTCATATATCTCATGGTTTTAAAGGTGGTGAGACTATTGTTATTTCTGATGCTGCTGCTGTTGGTGGAATAGCTATTGGAAATCTAAACAATTCAGAAGCTATTCTTGCTATTATAGATGAGAATACTTATACATTTACCGCTAATGCCGATGCTGATGCTAGTGAAGATGGTGGTGGTGCGTCTATTAAAATTACTACTGGTGCAGCTACATTAGACTGGCAAGAGCAAACTTTTTCTTCTATAAGAGGTTTTCCTACGGCAGTTACTTTTCATGAAAATAGATTAGTATTTGGTGGCACACTCTCACAACCTGACGCTATATGGATGAGCCAAACAAATTCTTATTATAATTTTGATGTAGGCACAGCAAATGATTCTGATTCAATCCAACTTATTGCAGCTACTGGAGAAGTAAACGAAATTAGACATCTAGTTTCTAATAGAGACTTGCAAATATTTACAGCTAGTAATGAGTTATTTGTGCCTACATATCTAGGTAATGCAATAACCCCAACTAATGCACAGTTAAGAAAACAGACACCTTATGGTAGTACATGGATTCGTCCTGAGTCACTAGATGGTGCAACTGTATTTGTGCAAAAAAACGGCTCTATTGTTAGGGAGTATATTTATTCAGATGGAGAAGGTTCTTATACTGCATCTTCTATATCTTCTATTTCGTCGCATCTTATTAAGAATCCTATTGAGCAGTCTGTTCTTAGAGGTGCTATAAATAGAAATGAATCCTATATATTCATGGTAAACGACGATGGTACTGTAGCTGTGTTTAACTCTAACAGAACAGAGAAGCGAGCTGGGTGGGTTGAGTTTACTACTAGGGGTGTTTTTAAATCTATATGTGTTGTTGATGATAAGGTGTTTTGTAATATTGTTATTGATACTGGTGATGGCACGCAAGAATATATCTTATGCGAGTTTAAAGATACAGTTAATTTAGATGTAGCTAAAACATATTCTAGTACTACAGGTGCGTTTACAGTTAGTAGTGAGTTTGCTAATGGTGCAGTTGTTAGTGTTGTTAGTAATACGAATTACTATGGCGATGTAACAGTAGCTAGTGGTAAAGCTGATGTTTCTGATGTTGAAGCTATAACAACAGCAGAAATTGGATATAAGTTTGACGTTACTTTAAAGACTAATCCTATTGATTTGATAGCTGATAATGGGCCAGTCACAGGCTTACCTAGAGCAATAGGCAGTGTGTTCTTAGATTTAAATAATACATTAGCAGTAAGTGTAAACAATACAGCACTAACAATAAGACAGGTTACTGATGACATGTCTAAAATAAGAACACCTGTTACTGGTAAAAGAGAGTTTAGATTACTTGGATATAGTGATGACCCTCAAATAGAGATTACTCAAGCAGAACCTCTACCTATACAGGTTAATGGATTAATAGCGGAGGTAATTATATAATGAATCACTTAGCACTAGAAGAAAAAATGCTTTCTGAACCACAGATTGAATGTCCAGTAACTAATTACTTTGGTCCTAATCTTTACATTCGTGAAACATTTCTACCTAAAAATACTTATGCAATGGGTCATAACCATAAAGCAGAAACAATGAATATCTTATTAAAAGGTAAAATGGCTATTTTAGCCAATGACGAAGTAAAGTTAATTGAAGGGCCGCTTACTTTTATGACACAGGCTGGACGTAAATTAGTATATATTATAGAAGATTGCACATTTCAAAATGTATATTCTACTGACGAAACAGACTTAGAAAAATTAGAAGATATGTTTATTGAAAAAAGTAAAGTTTGGATTGAACATTCAGATATGAAAAAAATAATTAATAAATTATGTAAGGAAGAAATCTAATGTCATGGGTAGCAGCAGCAGCTATTGCTGGAACAGGTATAAGTGCTTACAGTAGTATTCAATCTGGAAGAGTTAAAGCTGGACAGGCGTTGCAAAGTGCAGAGCTTGCATTAATTGACAAAGGCTTAATGGATACACAGACTAAACAATCTGCTATAATCAGAATGAATCAATTTAAAAATGATATGTCAGCTAATGAGAATATGTTTGCAAATCTAGGAAGAACAGATGACCCTAGTATGCAAGCTTTTTTTGATAATCAGAAAGATATAGTAGCAACAGACATTAGACTTGCTACTAATCAAAGCTTAATTGAGATGAGAAAAACAGAAATAGAAGCAGCAAGCTTAAGAGCTGGTGCAAAAAATGCTTTAAGGTCTGCTACTGTAAATGCTTTTGGGGATATAATGGGAGGTATATCTTCTTACCAGTCTTCAAAGACATCTTCAAAAAAGAAATCAAAGAAATCAAAGAAAGATAAGTAAATTAGGAATCTCTAATGCCAGTACTTAGACAAAAAAGAACAGTTACTAACGCACCAATAGGTGTTGCTAGGATTAATACAGGTGAGGCTGAACTGTGGGAAACAATTAGAGCTAATGCAAAAAATGTAGCATCAACAGCTTTTACTAACTTAAAAAAAGAATCTCTTAATGAAGCACAAGAATTAGCTTTAAATGAAGATATAGATAAAGTTAGAACAATTAATCCAACTACAGGTAAGCTAGAAGCTTTAGAGTTATACAATATGAACTCTGATGCTAGAGCTGCTTATAAAAGAATAGTTGATAGTAGATTTGAAAAATCAATATCTGATGAAATTAAATTAAAATCTAAAGAATTTTCATTAATAGAAAATATTTCTCCTCAAGCATACGAAGAAAAGTTTTCTCAATACTTAGCTGGTATGGTTACTAATGCTCCAGAGGGTATGTATCAAGGTATGATAGAAGAAGCTGGAACTTTCTATTTAGCTTCTACTAAAATGAATATTACTCAAACTCGAAGACGAGAACTAAAAGCAAAAAATAAACAATTGTTTATAACTGAAGTTAATGAGGTCCAAAATAATTTTAATGAAATAGATTTTGTAGAAAGAAAAGAAGCATATGAAAAACTATTAGAAAAAGTAGATTTAAATGTAACAGCAGATTCAAATTCTTATTCTGGTCCAGAAATAAATGCTTTAAAAAATGGAATAGAAAAATCTTATTGGTCAGCTACTCTTAATACGTATATGTCAGACGACAAAGTATTTAATACTAAAAACGATTTAGATAAATTTATTCATGATGTTGGAACAGGTAGAACACAATTAGGCACTCAAGACTATCCACCTGAGTATTTAAATGTTGAGTTAGCTAATCAAGCTAG